CCTTTTCGCCACCCGGTATAAAGTAAGTTATTTCTGCACCCACTGATACACCAGTATAGGTTATGCTCTGGAAATCATAAAGAACATTCGATGTGGTACCAGAGGTACTGTATGCCATCTGAACAAGGTACGTGGACAGATTCGAAGTCTCTATTGTTTTCCACTGACCCATGAGATCCTTTGAATATGGGAAAGTAGCATACATGGTTGGATCGGATACATTCACATTGTATGGATCGTCAGGGGTTTTGTTGGGTTCGTATGTAAGCGTCCGTATGAATGCACCTTCGTAATATGTGTACGGCTGACCAATTGTTTCCGGGTCAAGACCTCCCGTCACGTACACAGTAGTATTTTTAATTGCACCGTTTGGCAAAGTGTATATAGTTCCTTTATCAGTCTTTACATTCCATCTGAATGAATAGTCGAGTGACTGATTTCCTGCTACATTGCTCGTAGATTTGTTATTGAGATTCATCTGGTAAGTGAACAAGTTGGAGTAGTATGCGTTGGCATTATAGTCGGCGTCCCATATCAGTTCATTTACCCATGGTACCAGAGCATTTGCATAGTATTCACCTGCACTCGGGCTATAAATTCTGACTATACTTGATTCAGAGTTTGTAGAGGTTGAATTGATTCGAAGAGGAACCGAAACCTTTCTGTACGTGCCCTGACCGAGATCAGTGTACCCAACAGTCGCCGTCACATACCCTGGCGGTCCACTAAATGTCGAAGCATTCCCTGTAGAGTTCAAATCCTTGTTGAATGACTGGTAAATGTTACTCGACGAATTGAATACATACACGTTTGATAGTGTGTCAGAACCAAATGTCTTACCAGACACAGTCCTAAATGTCCCACTGTCCTTGGTGATCCTAGACCCATTGAATACATACAGGTTGGAGTACAGGTTACGAATCTGACCAGATGGTACCCCTGTAAACAGATTACTAAATGAAATTCCATTGTTCCTTGTGATGTTCCCTGATCCAGAGGTGTACAACTTTGTGGGGCCAGTGAGTATACCGCTCACGGCAGATACACCGCCCACGTTAGAATACGAGGTTGGGGAGAATTCACCAAGCCCGCTATATTGCAGCAGGTTTGAAAAGTTTGAAAATTTCATATGAACCTCTATATCATGCTTATCAAGTGAGCACACTGGTACATTTTCAACAAAGTCAAGGGGTACAAGATACTTTTTGGGTTCAGTGACAAGCTGCTGATCCTTCTTCCCAACAAGTGCAGTGAGTGCAATCTGATTCTCCTCTGGTACATCCAAATCCTGACGCAGTGTGAGATAGTCACCCTCCAGACGCTTTATAGTCTGACCACCAATCTTGAGTATGGCTTCATCGACGAGTATATTCCCGGCATTTTGAATATATGATATATTCTGCTCGGCACTGTATATCCAATCGGGTGACTGTGAGAGTGGTACGGCAGGGGACCTTGACCCATTAATCTGGAATGTTCTGGAATCCTGACACAACAGGCTTGCTGCCGCATCTGACGAAACTGTTACAGTAGTTGTAGTTGTCTTTCTGAGCAGGAAATATGAAACCCTAAAGTTGTCTGCACCAGCAGAGGCTACAACTATTCTATACCTTATCCAAGCAGCACCATTTAACCGAACAGTGGATGATTTTTGTGCTGGGCCTGCCATTTGCCAGGTTGTTCCATCATTCGACCCAAGAACAAATATCCAACCAGGAACCTCGATTGAACTGAGCGGACTGGTTGCTTCAGGTATATTTATAAGCAGCTCCGTAAACGATTTCGCACCATCGGAAAATGTAAATGTAAAAGTCTCACCATACACATTGCTCAAAGCATCCGATTGTAGGGCTGGTACCCCTGATAGAGATCCAGGGGTTTGCCCAGCAGGTAGGGGTGTCCTGAATTGTGCAGATCTCGACAGGAACCCATTGTCAGTCACTAGACCATCGTATCCAGTATATACAAGACCACCCCATTGTACTTCTTTTGTAAGTTCTTCATAGTCAGTCACTGGTGAAGACACTTTGAAATTGACAGCATCATTTGTATATGTCGTGTATGCAACATTATCAGTTCCAATCACGCTGGGTTTTGTAGTGTCCTGTGCAGTAGATTGTGTGGCGTATATATTGAGTTTGTCATCGATTCGAAGACCGGGGACTGTATTGAGCCATTTTAGATTACCTGTATTCGCATCAGATGGTACAAATACATTAGAAATGGATCCATTTACAGTAATGTCAAACTTTTCAAGTTGGTTTATATAGTAGTAAATGTCTGATGGTGTACCAAGTCTGGGTAGATTCGCCTGAAGTGAAACCCCTGTGATTATATCACCAACCTGTGGTATCCTGCAGATGGCCTGCTCACCAAATTTAACTGTACCGATAAATGGTACCTGAACAGCGTTGAGGAAGAAGGGGGTCCGTCTGTAATAGACTGAAAGAAAGTAGGTTCTCTTTGGAGTTCCAGTCAGGAATGCATCCTGTGTACCAGTTGAAATCAACTGGACCATCCTGTGACTCGCGCAGAAAATGTATCCCAAAATTATTGGGAAACTCCAGGGAATGGTTCAGCTTAATCTAAAGAAGTTTGATCCGTCCAAGATTGGTTCAGACAAGGTGTGTGTTTTCGTAGGGAAAAGAGGTACAGGAAAAAGTACTCTCGTCACAGACATCATGTACTACAAGCGAAACATACCCATTGGGGTTGTAATGTCGGCTACTGAGGATGGAAATCATTACTACAAGCAGTTTATCCCTGATTTGTTTATTCACGGAGACTACAACAAGGCTGTGATAGAGAGAGTCATAGACAGACAAAAGAAATGCGTCTCTCGTGGGAGTACAGCCCCAGCATTCATTCTTCTCGATGACTGCATGTATGACAAATCATTCTTAAAGGATACCTGCATAAGGCAGTCCTTTATGAATGGTCGTCATTGGAAGATTTTCTTTATGCTCACGATGCAGTACTGCATGGATCTCAGCCCTGATCTGAGAGCAAATGTAGACTATGTGTTTATTCTCAGGGAGCCAGTCATCAGCAACAGAGAAAAGCTATGGAGATCATTCTTTGGTATATTCCCAACCTTTCACATGTTCAATGATGTCATGGATGCTTGTACAGAAAATTACGAATGCTTGGTTCTTGACAATACAAGCCGGTCCAACAAGATTGAAGACTGTGTGTTTTACTACAAGGCGAAGATCCGGCCGCCCTTCAGGATAGGAGGTCCATCCATGTGGAAATACCACACAAGGAACTACTCTGCAAGACCAGGTCCACCACCAGTTTCAGCCCCCAGAAACAAATCAGGGATTATTGTTAAGAAACAATGACATGCATCAGTGTGTACTATTGTATGTTCATAGGGGCGCTCATGACAACTACACTTGATATAGACTATATACACAAAAACTACGACTTGAAACCGTTTGACAGAGCAATTCTGTACCTGCACCAACTTGTAATCATATACATGTTATTCGGTCTCACTCTGACCACCAGGCAGGAAACCATCACCCATCTGATTGCGGCAATACTTCTCATTGCCATGTGGAACTACCACGGTCACTGCATTCTCTCGTTGTATATGGAGAATTCTATAAACTATACAAAAGAGGATTACGATATAATCATCATGGAATATCCCAAGCGCAGGAAATTCCACCTCTCATTCTTCATTCCGATTGTAGCTATCGACGTGATAAAATTACTCGTACTAAAAGATTAATCAGAAGAGTTGACAAGACCATATTAAAGTTTTTATAAATGTCTGGTACGATGAGTAAAAGAACAAGTGGTTGGAACGCAGAGACAATCCCAAGAATAAGAGTCCAACCAGTGACGGGGAACGTATTCAGAACCTCTAGGAATGAAGTGCAAATTCCTGGATCCCGTGCACGAGGGATATACTTTGTCAGCAAGAATGGAAACTTTGTGTTACGGTTCGAGTCGAAGACCTCAGTGGCTTGCCGAGCAAGACTTGGTTCACACGCGTACATTTTCACGTCAGCCATTGCAACCGCCACCTCAAAATCTTGCAAGCAAGTGACTTGCTCCTTACCGAACAGTTTCTTGGCACCTTTGTTGCTCACTATATAGGCGTGCATATCAAAAGGTACCAAAGGTGCAACGAGCCGATCAGAAATCTTCTCACCCTTTCTACCAAGCAGTGAAGCTAAAGGGTACAGTAAAAAGTCAGTCAGCTTTGTTGCCTGGAAAGAGTTGGCCCCACTTGACCCGACGTAGAGTATATCAAAATCATCTGGTAAATCCTCGAGAGCCTTTTCGAGCTCATCCATAGCACCATCTACAAACCTGACATCATCTTCAAGAATCATAACCATATCAAGATCTTGGTCGATCACCTCCTTCCAGATCTTGCGATGACTTGCTGAACACCCCATAGCACCATTGGAGCACATATTTAAAGCGAAATCTGAAATGTTCTCCTCCTTTGTCCCGCCCTTTACTGCAGATACCCTCTCATAGTGTCCCAGACCACATGCTTCGAGATGATCATGGACCGTCTTCATTCTTTCCGACTCTGAGTCGAGATTAATTACATATACTTTCATGTTCTGATGTACTCTGTGATAATTTCCAAACAAAACCACCAGAAGTCTGGAGTTTTCCTTTACAGCACAGGCAGATACCGCTTGTATGCAGTGAAAGCTCACTGGCAGCCTGATGGATGGATTCAAACGTATTTATTAGGTTACCATTGAGATCATACTGCTCAACAGATTTAGAATTGTGATGATCTTTTCCGGTTGGCATTTTATTTGTTCTGTTATTCGCCGCCTCTTTCATCTTTTTGCGAGTTTCATCTGATTTACGAACCCCTTTCATAGTCTGACTTGTCTTCTGGCGGGTCTCTTCAGGTATAATTCTACCCTTGAGAGATTCACTCAGTTTTTTACGAGTCTCTTCAGGTAGTGGCTTTCCGAAATTGCGATTATTTTCACCACTCATAATCTCTTTGAACCTTTTTCTTCGTTCAGGTGTCCATTCTGCACCTGTGACTCCAATCCCGCCAGGTGCAGAATTATAAGCCGGACGTAAGAGTTTTATATGTTCAACTTCAGAAATATTCAACAATCTGGAAAGCTCTTCTTTTGTTTCAGATTTGATTTCAACGATGGAGGATACTTCAAAATTTTCAATTCCGTATTCTCTCATGTTATCATAGAGTAGATTTGTATAACGATCTTTCTTTGCCTCACACTTGTGACTCGTAAATCGTTTATTTAGGCTTGTTCGTGTCTGGCCAATATAAATATCATCTGTAATCTTGTTTGTAATCTTGTACACATGACCAGTAAAGTGCAACATTTATTAAGTTACAACTCTTATCTTTAGCCTAAACTACATGCAACCTCCTCGTAACCGTAGCACCAAATGCACACACGACTCCTTCTGTACGTTATAGTCTGCAAGGGTCCTTTCATCATCCAGCTGCTTTCCAGCAAAGATGAGACGTTGCTGATCAGGAGGTATGCCTTCCTTGTCTTGAATCTTTGCTTTTACATTTGCAACTGTATCAGATGACTCAACCTCCAATGTAATCGTCTTTCCTGTGAGCGTCTTTACGAAGATTTGCATCAGGTTCTGTATTATTATCAGCCAAAAATTTTAGATCAGTACAGTAAATAATGAGCGGACCAGCACCACCGGAACAAATCGGTTTTACACCCGGACCTGCACCAAGGGCTCCGGGGTCTGCACCACTAGGATCCCCCGGACCGGCACCTGCTAGATTTATGGATGTTATAAGAACACCGAGCAGTGGCAGACGTATTAAAAAAACTTATAAAATTGCTAAAGATTCGCTTAATAATATGTATTTGTCTGGTGTATGTGATAAATATTCTGTAGTAACAAATTTAAATGATGCGAATGGTGCAATTATTGGATCAATTCCTGGATCGACATTTAGACTCCTGGCTAACTCGGCAGGAGAAAATGGGTTTATGTGTAAAATTGATTCATCCGGAGTATATCAATATGCTGTAATCATCGACGGAGCATCTGGACAAGGTTCTATGATAACTGACGTTGTGTGTGATTCATCTAATAATGTATATTTTATCGGTACTATGACCGGGGGTGGTGGGCAGCTTAGGAGTTCTACATCTTTGCTTGAAACGTTTGTGAGTGGACCAGCTAACACTACCACCATATTTATATGTAAATTCGATTCAACTGGACAATATTTATATTCTCGATTGATTGATAGTTGCATTTCTCCTTACGGCTCATCCACTGCCCACACTGGCTCTAACCCAACTATTGCAGTAGATTCATTAAATAATGTATACATTTCCGGGACGTACTCATATCCTACATCTCCTCTCATAAAATTTCCAAATGGAACTCGAATTTCTACAATGCCACCAAATTCATTTTTTGTTAATTCTGCCGGTGTGCGTTATCAGGGAACTTCGGGGTTTATGTGCAAATTTGATTCATCTGGTAATTACTTATATTCTAGAATTATTGACCGCGCAGGTCTGTATGATACACACGTCACAGAGCATGTAATATGCGACTCTGCAAATAATGTATACCTCGCAGGAACGACCTTTACAGTTACTTCGCGAAATCCACCATCCATATATAGTGAAAATGGCACGAAGATTGTTGATATTCCAAATGTCGCCGCCAGCAGCGGGGGCACCATACAAAGTTGTTACATATGTAAATTTAATTCAGCGGGACAGATACTTAATTCTACAGTGATCGAAACGGATGGTAGGGGTGTAACTGTAAAAGGATTAAAATGTGACTCCTTCAATAACGTGTATGTAGTAGGACGTGGTGGTGGTATCTCTATAAAAAGTATAAACCACAGTTCTGCAACTCCTACGAGTGCAACTACTACGAGTCTGAATGGTGCAACTACTACGAGTCTGAATGGTAGTTTAATATTAAAGATGGATTCGTCAGGGAGGATTTTATATGCTAGAAAATACGATTCAGACCCTAGTACAGGTATTTGCATAGATTCTGCAGATAATGTTTATATATACGGATATTTCGGTGCTGGAAAAGGGGATTTTTTTGACATTAATAATTCATCTGTATATAAATTTACACTTGCTAAACCAGTTATTGTTATGCTAAAAATGAACCAATCGGGAGTTATACTCGATAGAATATTTATATCTGGTGTCACAGGGTGGGCCGACCGATGGCAAACTAATATAACTATAAGAAACATCTCAATAGATTCTTCAAATAACTTCTATATCAATGGAGAAATCTACGATGTCACTGCAAATAGTGGAACTAAAATACTAACTGCTACTGGCGCTACTATTTATACAATTTCTAATCCTGTATCATTGCTAAAACTTAATGGATCAGCGATTCTACAAGGGTCTCCTGGACCCGCACCAAGAGGGCCAACTCCTGCACCAATAGGAGTTCCCGGACCCGCTACTTTACAGGGCCCAATGACGACACCCGCACCAGGAATGGTTCCATTTGGAACTCCGCCGGCACCAATAGGGTCTCCTGGACCGGCACCAATAGGAGTTCCCGGACCCGCTACTTTACAGGGCCCAATGACGACACCCGCACCAGGAATGGTTCCATTTGGAACTCCGCCGGCACCAATAGGGTCTCCTGGACCGGCACCAATATTTTCTCCCGCTACTTTACAGGGCCCAATGACGACACCCGCACCAGGAATGGTTCCATTTGGAACTCCGCCGGCACCAATAGGGTCTCCTGGACCGTCTCAGGTCTCGCGAAGAGAAGTAAAGTATTCGTCTACTATTCAACTTAACCCACCTGCTTCAGGTTCTGCTAATTTTACAT